GGTTCCGTTCAAATTATCAAAATAGATACTGTCATATAATTTGTATACTTCTCGGTCTAAACTATATGGTGGGACGGTTTGTTTTGTCATAGGGTCTTCCTCGTGCATAAAAGATATGAACCCTTCTGACTGAAACAAACTTGGCATACTGCAAAGCACTAACCATACTATTAATATAATTAATAAACTTAAAAATATAAACAACGGTGTAATTTTAAATGACATTTAAAAAATAATATATAGTATATGTTGAAAAAATATGAGAAGAATTAATAACTAAAATTGATTTCTTTGATATAGATAAATCAATGGTAGTATATTATAATTGATAATGAAAAAAGAACCTATTTTACTGGATCGGTTTTACGACGATGCAAATAAATATGAAATATCTATAGATGAAGCGGGAAGAGGGTGTCTTTTTGGTCGCGTATATATAGCCTGTGTAGTTTTACCTAAAGAACCTGCTTTATTTGACGGAACAAATATTAAAGATAGTAAAAAATTCTCATCAAAAAAAAAATTAAACGAAACTGCTGAATATATCAAAGAAAATGCTCTAGCTTGGTGCATTGATTATATCGAAGCAGACGTGATAGATAATATAAACATATTGAAATCTGTTATGCAAGGTATGCATAATTGTATTCGAAAAACAATGTTGGAAATGAAAATGAAAAACGAAGCGGTAATATCAAACGATTTTACTGCGGTAATAGATGGTAATTATTTCACACCATATATGGAATATAGCGATGACACACAATCTATAAATGAGCTGAAGTCTACCACTGTAGAAAAAGGAGATGCCAAATTTATGGGCATAGCTGCTGCGAGTATTTTGGCTAAAAGTGCTAGAGATGTATATGTAGCAAATTTATGCGATGTATATCCACAATTAGATGAATACTATGGGTTTCGGAAAAACATGGGATATGGAACAAAGCAGCATCGTGAAGGTATTCACTCTCACGGCATTACACAATGGCATCGCAAGACATTTGGCGAGGCTTGTAGAAATGCATCTTTACACATTTGGTAATTTGATGAAACAATATAATAAAATCAGCCTGCGAGCTAAAAATAGCGGTAGCGTGTGCGTTCTCCTGTCTCTGCCTTCTGGTTGCGATGTTCCTTGATCGCAGCAGTACGTGTATTGGTATCTTCCACTGTCTGTCGCTTTTCTTGCCTTTTCTGTCGTCTGGGGGCAGATTTGACACGATCGTCTCACGAATGTCAGAATAAAATTGACTATGTCGGATTTGAGAACATCATTAAATTATACAACACACTTTGCAAATTAAAATGGAACAGTCTAATAGAGTTGACATCACAAGTACTGCCGTAAAACCTACTGATGACCAGACTCCTCATTTATGGCCCATCTTCTATGTTCATCCAGAACACGAGGCTGCGGTAAAACCCATAATAAAAAATTCAAGTCCAGAACCAATAAAACGAAATTTCAAACAAATAAGAAAAGATAGACAAGATAAAAATAATGAAACAGTGCGTCAAAGCATATTAACAAATAATGATCAAATATTTGATAAAAATATTAATCCTGAAGAGTATGCAAGAATACTCGAGTATACAGGTTGTTCGTCAACCCAGATGAAGGAAAAATGTATTAAAGATGATACGATATGCAAATTACTTAGTTGTTTGATTTCTAAAAACGCATCGAAACAAGGTACAATTGATGAAACTGATCAATTAAATATATGTAATGAAACTGCAAACAAATGTGGAATAGAAATTGAAAAATTGACTGCAACAGCACTTAGACCAACAAAAGATGGTTCCATTGTATCAAAAACTGAAATGACAAGCAAACAAATTCCAATGGACAAGTGCTTAAAATCATTTGATGCTAAGATCTATGGTAACATTAATGGATGTCTTGCTTCAAAAATTGTTTATCGTAATGGTGGACATCAAGTCAATGTGTTTGAGGAGATGGATACACTAGCAGAATGGTGGGAAACCCATAAATGTGAAACAACAGAAATCCTTATTGTGTTGATAGATACAGATTTAAGCACAAAATTAGAGAAGTTAAATGAAAAATATAAACACGTGGTTAATGTCAAAGTGTTTAATCATGTGGAGTTTCAACAATATATGATTGATACATATTACACTGACGAAAGCAAATAATACATATTTTACATCTTCAAGGGTGTAATATCATACCTTCATACATCATACTATTGAAAAAAGTCTTTGATACGCAAATATACTTTGCGCTGTTATCGTGCGTGCTATAACTAACCAAAAACTGGTCAGTGTCAGATATATAATCAAACCCTAACCCATATTCTATACGTTGTTTTTCAAAAGTAAATGCTCTTGAATACTTTTTTAATGACAAGCTCTCTTTATCTAACACCACGACAATATGATAATAATACCGTTTAGTTTCATAACTAACAAGATGAGTTAAAAACCATATTTCGTCGTCTATTATAACACCGTTTGTAGAACCTCGTATTTCTTTGAAAATGCACGGCATATTATGTGTTTTTATTACAGGCACTCGACACACATCTAAATCACCGGATTGGTGGTTGGTATCATCAAGAGAACATATTGTTAATGGAAACCATTTGTAAACGAGTTTTTGTTTGTCTCCGTCATTAAATAATACCCAGTTTTTCTCTATGCGATTTTTATTGTCGATAGTCAAAAGACACGCGCTTGTATTTTCACTAGCAATATCAAGTGTGCCATATTCTACGTGTATATGAAGGTTTTCTCCATAACCTTGTGTTGTTATTTTATTTCCAGTATAATAAAGTTCATTATTGAAAGAAATTAGACGAATATCTTCGGTTCCTTTATATATACCATCATAAGTGTCTTTGTATTTCACCTCAAACTCCTTTTCCAAGACAAGGGTATTGCTAACTATATTGAACACGCCACATATATTTCTCGTAATAATATTGTTCAATTCCACTAGTTTTCCGTTTTCATTGATACTTTTATAACGTCCATTGGTGTCGATATAATAATTTACATATCTGACTGTGGCGATTAATTGATCACCGTGAAGACAAATCGTAGGCGTAGATGGATGAAATTCATATTTATGATCCATCACGATTGTTTTGCCAATATCAGACAGAATATCCATATTATGCCAATAAGGGTTATGTTTCGTATGAATATCCAAAGCATAATACTTGCAATTACTTAATATGTTATGATAATGAGTGGAAGGTAAAGACGGAAAATTCAATACATCTACACAATGATTTGACATATCCAGTTTATTCAACTTAACGTAAAACCCCACAATGGTTAGTTCGTAATCTAATTTATAGTCATATATGTCTTTCTCTAAAAAAAGTGCATCACTGTGGAACAAGTCGGTTTTGTATGTTTTTGCAATATCATAAAAATGATAGGCTAACCGATGTTGTGAATTATTACGATAATAATGTATTATTTGATACAGTGTTTCAATCCTACAGGGGAAATATTGAAAACCGTCCAACCACGAACTAATCGCATTTGCATTGTCATTCAACTTTGCATAACATTTACCTTTGTAATAATGACTACACCAAATTTCTTGTTCCCATCCTTTCAAGTCTATGCGTTTTTTATAATATTCAATTGCTTTTTCATAATTACCACTATCTTTATAGCTATTCGCCAAATAAAATACATATCGTTGGTTATCAGGTTCTGTCTTAAGACCATTCGTTAATAATCGAATATCGCGCTGAAACTTGTCGAGTTTGCTTCCTCCATCGCCGATATCATTAATATAAATACTATCTATTGGAATATGACCCTTTGATAGTTGTCGTGGAGAACTAATATATTCGTGTGTAACTCCGGTATAATAAAAAGACCCATCGTTTTTAATTATACGAATATTTTTATATTGTAATTGTTCATTTCCTTGAGTAATATAATAGCTATCGTTGGTGAGAGTTTGTTTGAATACAGAAGGATCAAAATCTGATGAAATCACTATTTTCATATCAGCGTCCAATAATAATAGATAATCTGCATTCTCTTGACTTATACATTGCTTCAGTGCGTATGTTCTGGTCTCGCCAAAGTTAAAAAATGGTGTTTCTACTATTTTCCCTGTAATATCCGTTTTTGAAAAATAATCCCGAATAATTTCGATTGTTGCATCTGTGCTACCCGTATCGCAAATAACATAACTATCTATCAAATGAATAACACTATCTAATAATCGATCGATAATCTTACTTTCATTCTTGACAATCATATTCAAACATATTTTAGGAAAGTTTGTCATAACTATACAAATGTTCCCGAATACTATTTAAATATGTTTATGGATAATTTTTTTTCAACACATATAATAACTTAGAATGGCTTTTACTCGTTTTCATGATGACCCAAACCGAATAAAAAAACAATTAGAAGAGAGTACTTTTCAAGGAAGATATTATTTAAATACCCCTGGACAGGGTATGGACTTGGATTTTAATGAAGATGCACACATTCGTCTCCAAGGCTGGGGCGCTAATCTACATACGAATACGGTCGGAATTGAAAATGATTTACACGGACTCACTAGACGATATAATCGCGACCTACCCAAACAAAATGAATATACGAAATTTAAAGCACAAAGCAAACAAAATAACTACAAGAGTTCGATGCCTAGAACAGAAGAGAGTCGGGCTAGTCATCCAGCGTGGAGATACAAAGATTTAGAACAATCCCGATGGGAAACCCCGTTTTTGAATCCGCAATATGATTTAGAAAAAAAATTTAGTCATAATATCCAAACACGCATTTTAGAAAAAGACCATTTCATACCAGAAATACCAGTAGTAGATTCTGAAGATAAGTTTTATTTAACAGGTCCGAGTATTTGTATCGCAGGAAATGAGAAAACGTGTTTTGGAACGCAATATCATTAAAACTTGTAAATTTATAATATGTTAATATACTAACATATTATATATTATAATGGAATTAGCTATACCAGGAGTTGCCTTAGGCTTATTATATATTGTCTCCAAACAAAATGGAGAAACTGAAACTAAAAATGAGAATTTTACTGGATATAATGGACTTCCCAATACGAATATCCCCGATAAAAACTATCCAAGTGAATTACCGATTGTATCCAGTGAGCTAGACAAAACATCTGCACTATCGCAAGTAAACCGATTTGATAGCAATGGTGTTTATACCGATAAATATTTCAATCAGAAAATGAACAAAGAAGTGCAAGACAGTGTAAATCAACCTGAATTTTTCTCTATGACCGGTGAAAAAGTAGGGAAGGATTACTTTCAGCACGATAATATGGTGCCATTTTTTGGAAGCAAACTAAGAACTGTTAAAACCGGTGCAAATTCAAACGAAGGAATAATGGATAGCCATACTGGTGCTGGCTCACAAAGTATTACAAAAACCGAACAGGCACCTTTGTTCAAACCGGATGAAAATGTCCAATGGGCACACGGAGCTCCTAATCAAACCGACTTTATTCGTTCTCGAGTGAATCCTAGTATGAAAATGTCAAATGTAAAGCCATTTGAGGAAGAACGAGTTGCGCCCGGACTTGGTCTAGGATATACTAACGAAGGTGCAGATGGATTCAACGCAGGAATGATGGAACGTGATCAATGGATGCCCAAAACCGCTGACCAACTACGCATTACTACAAATCCTAAAGCAGGCGGTAATTCGTTATTGGGGCATGAAGGCCCTGCAAACAGTAGCATTAATAATCATATTTCTACAAGAGAACAAATGGGTGTGATGGAGAAAAATAGACCAGAAACCTCATTCGAAATGAACTCCGATAGATACATGACTACAACGGGTGCTGTAAAAGGGCAAACATTGCATTCAATTCCTATCGATAGATACGTATCCAGACCCGAAACAACCACCTCTTATACTGGTGCTGCTGGTGCCGATCAAGAAGCTTCTTATGTTGCAGGTGAATATATGCCATCTCATAATCAGCAATTAGGTCCTACACAATTAGGTGTCGCAAACGCAAATAACCGACAACAGGCTACGGCATCAGACTATGGTATCAAATCAAAGAAGGCATACCCCAACAATCGCACATCTAATAAACAAGACGGCTATTTTGGTATGGTTAGTGGAACAGTAGGCGCTGCGATCGCACCATTATTAGATGTATTGAGACCTTCTCGTAAAGAAAACGTCATCGGCACATTGCGTCCTTATCAAAATGCTGGTAGCACTGTCTCTAATTCGTATATTTTCAACCCGGCGGACCGTCCTGCTGCAACCATTCGTGAGACTACTGAAAAATCGAAAAACCACTTAAATATCAACGCCAACCAAAATGGAGGTGCATATCAAGTTTCTGACCAACAAGTAGCATTCACTACGCGTAATGAAACCGGTGATTTCTACTATACCGGTGCAGTAGGAGCAACCGATGGAAATCGCGAATTGAAATCTTACGAAGCGATTGGAAACCAACGCAATAACGATATGAAATCTAGCACGATTGATGGGCGTATGACAAAGGGTAATATGTCGCTAATGAATGCTGATGTGAATATGCGTCAAAAGACTCGCGACGAATCTTTCAAAAACAATCGCGATGCTGTTGGGAATATGCCGTATCAATCACCAGATGTTTCCAATATTGGGCGTATATCCGGAAATAACAATACTCTACCAAGCACAGTGCAAGCTGAACGTAATGACTGGGATATTAGCAGTCAGCTACAAAGCAACCCCTATGTAGTTAACTATAAAAAAGGATTATAAAATAGTCGAATACACCCTTATTTTAGAATATGATAAAAAACTTTTATTATATTCAGTATTTTTTATATTAGTCGTTGCTTGAAAACAGTTTTTGCATATTGATAGCTTCCAAGTTATAAGTGGGTTTAGTAAATAATGCCTTTATCATATCATTATCACGGAAACGAATCGTATAATCTTGTTGGATATTGTTTCTGCCAATGCGACCCATTGCCTGCATTGTCTTTTGTTGGGTTATCGCTGACAAATCTTTACTGATAAATCCGTGGCAGAACTGATAGTTTGTTCCATAAATATAATCAGTGGATGCTATAATCATATACAATCTTTGTTCATCTGCCAGCTTTTTCATAATTTCCATATATCGGTCGTTGTTATGCAATTTGAAGGTGCCAATGCCCAGCAACATAAGTATTTTATAGTTATTGTCTATATTCAACTGCATTATTTCCTTTGCATTATGCTCACCAATGTCTGAAACAAACGCATTCGATACAATCTCGCCATCAGGTGCCCATATTTCTTGATGCGACTTGGTGTTTGGTAAATACATCGGGTCCATTGAAATCAACTTGATCTTTTTCCTGGCTCGGTTAATATCTTCTACTAACTTTTGAGATTCAATAGATAGTTTTCCCACATTCGATGAAGCTTTTTTCTTATCATCTCCTTGCACAGCTTTGTCTCGTTTCTCTTCTTCGTGATAAATAATAGATTCATTCTTCTCAATTTCCTTACTTAGTTTCTCATTGTATTCAATCTTCAACATTATTTTTTCAAAAACAGACGGGTCGATTTTACTTTGTTGAATATAGAATTGGCCGATTTTATCTATATTGTTAGTGAGAAAGATACTAGGACCGTCTGTAAGACTATATGCATCACTCGTCGTGGCCAATAGCCCACCAGTATTACGGTTAATAGCAGTTTCCGTATTCTTTTGGGTTCTATTAATAGATACATCTCCAATTCGTCTTTGTTTAATGGAAGTTAAATGTTCATATATGTGTTTCCAGGAATCTTCGGATAAATTCGTGAGAATTTCAAGGTAATGTTCCTTGATAGAGTTCATTGTAATATCAGATATGTTTTTATAATATTGCAAAATAGTCAAAGAACCATCTATATAATTATTATCGCTTACATATACTATGAATGCAACCACTTCTCGCAAGTCAAAATATCTAAGAAGGGTTTTATTTTCATTGCAATGCATTACACAACGCATTAGTTCATCAAAGTTTTCATATAAATAATGGGGCAACGCACAATATGCATCTTTATCAAGAATAGGTATGGATTTCTTACAGTCATAACTCGTAATATTACGAATTACCGCGTCAGGAAAGTTGCGTTTGAAGTCAGTGAATACTGGTTGTAATTCGGTCATAGATGGGAGAGTAGCACACGACAATAAAATCGATGGAATTTTATTCTCTTTCCAGTTATTATGGATAATGTCGTGTAGTTCGTGCTTTTCATAATCCATTGTAATCGTGGGCTCATCCCAATACGTAATGATATCTTCTTTTTCATTGAAAGACATCATATAATACATTGCGGTTAAATACGACTGCACATCACATATCATAATCTCCACTTTTTTGCCATTGCTATGGTCTACTTTACCAATTCCTCCTGATTTCCGATTTACTGTATAATCAATCGCAGAATAATAATGCAAACGAATATCCGACGCAGTATCACAACCAAATGCAAATGCAATCTTTCTATTAACCGATATAGCCGATTTTGCCAAAGCCATACCAATATGTCTAGCAACACATACAAATATGATTCGGTGATGTCCCGCTAGACCGATCGGGGTTAGTGTCTTTCCAGTTCCAGTAGGGGCGGTGTATATAACAAGCGAAGGGGATTTTTCATATTGATTTGTATATAATTCGTTTAATTTATCATCTATTTCGGATATTTGAGTTTCTTGATCTTCGTCTAATTCAAGCTGATTTTGAATCTTTCTGTTATATTCTTCGTCTTGTTTCTGCTTTTCTTCTTCGTCGTCGCCTAAATACATATCGTTTTCAATCCATTGTAGGTTCTGTTGCTGGATTTGTTTCTTTTCTTTACATAGGGTGTGTATATCTTCTTTATTTTTGTTTTCGGCAATGTTGATATTTTCATATCGACCTCTATAGAAGTCAAATACTTTTCGTTGATGGGAATATAATTCTTTATCTGCATATTTCATTAGATATTTGTTTTTTTCGATGAAGTCGTATGCATTTAACATAATATTATCTACCTTTGTCATTGTTTGCGCATATGCAATCGCCGCATCTATGTATTTATTTACAAATTTATTGATATCATGCACTGCCGACTTTTTGAGTTGCAAGAGAGTATATAGATAGAAGGCATAGTCGGTATTTTTTTTATACAAGTTTTTCAGCAACTTTTCAAATAGTTCGATTAAAATATATTCAAATATTTTCTGTTTATTGTCTCGAATTATCGAGTCCGAGTTGTTAATTCGAATTGAATCGCTACCTTTTAATTGTTTTAAGTCTTTCCCTTCCAAAAATTTCATATCCGATAGATTTTCCAGCGTTGTTCCTTTGCCATATTTATTAATACACTCTGTAATAGTATTTTGGAAATACTGTTTAAATATGAACCAATCTACTTCGGGTGTTTTTGCTACCTTTGTATATGATAAAAAGGTAGATGTATCGTTTTTTCTTACATTGGTATCATAATACCCATCTGATATCAGTTTCAGGATTTTTTTTTCTTCTTCAGAGACAGGTTTCTCTATGGTCTCCCATTCTGCACGAGTTAGCTTGTTTTGATAAAGTTCCATATTCTTATTAATGTTGGAAATATATATCATTGTATCGATACATCAATTTTATTATGTGTTATAATAATTCAGAAAAATGATATAATATCATTATTATTGAAATAAATAGAATGTTCTCGCGCTTTTTTAAAAAACAAATAAATCGCGTGTCGTTTGAAGATATGCAATTTATCATTCAAAACGCAAATGATTTTATATTAATAAATACTCTACCTATGACAGAACAACAATATCTACTCCCCAACACTCTTCCTTATGAAAAAGAAGAACTAACTATCAATCAACTATTATCTAATTACGAAACCAGCACAAAACATATTATCATTTATGGGAAGAATACGAATGACGAATCGGTCGAGCAAAAATATAATCAAATCGTTTCATTAGGATTTACATATGTGTTTATGTATTCTGGGGGTATGTTTGAATGGGTATTATTACAAGATGTATATGGGACAGCAGAATTCCCTACAAACAATTATACACGAGACATATTAAAGTTTAAGCCTAGTCGATCACTTACATCGAGATTGTTATTATAATTTACTTCCAAGAACCGAAATGGCGGTGTTGTGCATAAT